AAGTATTGCCTTGTATTGGTCGGGATACTGCTGGGCTAGGCGCGTTTGCGCTCGCCCTCTTGCTCGCTGGTAGTTGCGTAGCCATACGGCTCGCTTCTCAGCGTTTGCCTTGCGTTTATCTGTTGCCTTCATTCAGTTTGCCTCGTCCTATCATTTAAGTAATCATCAAGGCACACAATAGCGTATGCGATAGTGCAGATAAAGATAACAACCAAGAATAGCATTAACCTTTCTCCTTCTCGTTCACTATGGTAGCCAAAACTAAGGCAGTTATATCTATCTTATCTATGACTAACTTAGGCTCCTCTATATCTTCCTCGTTCCATACTGATACGAAGAGTTTATTATCTAGCCCCCTTCTGAACCACTCTATTGCTTGCGAGGCGCTCGCTCCTCCCCAAGTCGAGTCTGAGCGCCTGTCTGCTACCTCATAGAAGTTAATTAGTTTCATCTGCCTTGCCCTCCTTGTTCTTTAGGTGTTCCAGTTGTCCGAGCGCAGATACCATACGAAGCAGGTTCTTGCTTGCCTCCTCGACCTTGTTATCGGTGGCTTGTTGTATAAAAAGATCCCTGCATAGGTCTGCCTTTGCTTGATAGTATTCTTTATTCACTTGCTTCCTCCTCTGTCTTGCCAGCGCACTCGTGGCACCCTTCACAATGATAATCGCAGTATCCTGTGCCATCATCTCCATTTTCTTGTATGTCTTTGAGCCACTCCTCCTTAGTCATCTTAGCCATTACTGCACCCTCTCTAATGTTTCTTGCCCACAATAAGAGCAACACCAATTACCTCTATCTGAGGCAGACTCATAAGTTATCTTTCCTCCACACTTCATACATCTACTCATTACCTTCCTCCTCCTCGATTTCTTTCACAATATCGTCTATTTCTCTTTCATACTTTATCTTACTCATCTTCTCCCTCTCTCTCGTTTATCTTTATCTTGCTTAGTATGACTAGCCCTAGCCATATTGCTAGGGCGTAGATAATAACCTGCATTAAAGCCCAAAAGCCCCCCACCTGCACGCTAGTTAGGCGGTCTAGTATGAAGTCGAGGCTCACTTGCTCGCCTCCTCTTTCTCTGAAATCATTTGTCCTGTGCGTATGCCAGCAATTAGGCTACGCAAGGTGCGCTCTGCCTCTGCCTTAGTTCCTCCAAGGTAATCGCTAAACCCGCGAGGCTCCCAATGCCCCGAGCCATACTTACTACCGCCCGAAAAATGGACACGAAAGGCCCGCCCGTAAGTCTTGCTCCCCTCCTGTAAAACTAGATGGGGGCGCTTGTTTGATTCGTAGGTGTCCTCCACCTCTTCCCCCTCTAGTAAGGGTCTTACCAATTCTTCAAGAACACCGACTAGACGGCGCAAGTCTTCCATTGTTGTGTTCACTTGCTTTCCTGCTCTCTATCTAGTTCGCACCCGTGGCAAGAGCAAGGCGCGAACCTTGCCAATACATCGTCCCAATACTTGCGTGCCTCTCTCAATTTGTCATAACTCTCGCCCTCTCTGTGGATAGTTCCATAAGGGCAAAGCACTACTATTTCATAATAACGACTTGCGCCCTCGTATCCGTGACGGCTTGAGACAATAACCGAAAGGCTATCTATCTCCCCGCCACGATTGACGGGCTTGAAATCTACAATTCTAGATGAAAAGAATTTCATTGTGTCTTTACGAAAAAAGAAAGTTCCTTGTTCCTTGCTTGAGATTTGGTCTTGGTGCCAAATTTGCGCGGGGTGCGTGGGGTAATTGCGACAACCATTACACGAACAAGCGAACCGCGTTTCTGTATTTCTTGCTCTCATTTCTTATCCTTTCATAATTGGAGGCTAGTTCCTCCCCTCCCCCTTAGGATAGTCTAACCCTAAGAGGAAAGGCAAGCACTAGAGGTTAAAGTCGAAATCTATCGCCTCGCCGTGTTGGGTGATGGCCTGTTCTAACTTGTCCCGCGCCCCTAAATCTACCTCGCTCTCTTCGGGGCTCTCATCTGCTAACGCTTTCTTGAGGTCTGCCTCACTTATCACAAACAGGGTCACGCCTTGCCCCGTTTCGGTGTCCATTGTCCACCAATCGCCGTTTTCGTTTGCCACATAAAAAGTGCTCACTATGAGCCCTTTCTGTATCTCTTGGCTACCTTGACGGCTACAATCACCGCAAGGGTTAGGCCAATTCCTAGCCAAGAGGCGTAAAAATCAAATTGAGCGGTCTCAAACGCTAACCCCTCGCTACCTAGTTCTATCAATAAATATCTGTCCATTTTCTTATCCTTTCTACTATCGGCTGTGTTACCGATAGAGAGAACATTAGACGAGGCTAGTCTAACAGTCAAGCGGGAAACGATAACAATTTGATAACGATTTACTGAGAGAAACCTGAGAGAAACTGTGAGGGTAAAGTAGAGGTTGAGGGTTAGGCTAGGTGAATCGGTGGGCGGTTTATTAAAAAGAAAGATAATAAAAAGGTAGGGAACAGGGGGCGCGATAGTGCCGATGATGGAGCACGCCCTCATAACTTTAAGGCAACAAGCAGAATACAGCCCGCTCTCAGCCCGTTCACAGGTAGAAAAAAACAAGACCCCCCGTTGTTAAGAAACGCTCGGGCGGGTACTGTACTCCCCAAATAAATATCTCTCCTAAATCGGGGGTGATCTGTCCGTATTGTATATATATAACCCGCGAATAAGGTGACTTTCGTCACATAATAGAGAAATGCTCTATTTTTTCTGCCTTATATATAGTAGGGAGCAAATGCGGAATAGCCCTAGCATTTGCGACCGTAAAGAGCGCTACGCTCACGCTACGCGCTTTAGGGTAAGTTACCAACTTACCCCCTTGCTCCTAAGGTCGCTTCGGGGTGCTAAGCACCACCTGTGGTGCGCGGCACCACTTTTAGTGGGGATAGTTCTCTCCCCTACCAGACTAGGATCTAATGACAGTCACACCGAATAAAACCAAAGAATCTGATAAGGCTAAGAAGATTATCCTTCAGTGTATGGCTGATGGTATGACTGTAGAGTCAGCCTGTAAGGTGGCTGGTAAGTCTATCAAGTCCTATGAGTACTATCGTAAGTCTGATGAGATATTTCGTAGCCTAGCCGATAGAACCAGACTTGGCTCCATAGAAAAGAACTTTGCTGACCAAGCAGCCCTTAACCTAGACTTTGTTACTTGGCGTAAGCGCTATCTTAGACAAGATACCTTTGCCCACCAAAAGAACCTGATAGATGTGATAGAGGGAAGGGATCCTTCCTGGCTCCATCCATCAATGAAGTTTGAACGCGGTATCAATGATAACCGTATCCTTCTAAACATCCCACCTAACCACGCTAAGTCAATTACGGTTACGGTGGATTATGTAACCTACAAGATTGTTAATAACCCGAACTTTAGAGTTCTAATAGTTTCCCAAACCCAGCGTCTAGCCGCGGACTTCCTTTATGCTATTAAGCAGCGACTGACGCATCCAATGTACGAAGAACTACAGCAGGCCTACGCCGCTGGGGTTGGGTTCAATACTAAGACTGCCTCTTGGCAGGCCACCCGCGTTACCTTCGGAGATGAACTCAGGGAATCCTCAGAAAAAGATCCAAACCTAGAGGCAGTAGGTATCGGCGGTCAGATATACGGTAAGCGTGCTGATATGATTATCGTAGATGATGCTGTGACTTTATCTAATGCAAATGACTTTGAACGACAAATCAAGTGGCTTACCCAGGATGTTAGATCCCGTCTTAACCCTACTGGTAAATTGATTGTGGTAGGTACCCGCGTATCTGCGGTAGACCTATATAAAGAATTACGTAATCCAGACCGCTACCCTGGTGGCTTGGTTCCTTGGACATATCTGGCTATGCCAGCCCTACTTGAAACCAATGAAGATTACAACAAGTGGATTACCCTCTGGCCTTATTCTGATATGGCCTTTGATGGTCAAGAAGAATCTGAGAAAAATGATGAGGGACTCTACCCTCGCTGGAATGGTAAACATCTCTACGCTGAGCGTCAGGCTATGGATACCTCCACTTGGGCTTTAGTCTATCAACAACAAGATATTTCCGATGATGCAATCTTTGACCCAGTTTGTGTGAAAGGTTCCATTGATGGAATGCGAAAATCAGGTCGCTTGGTCCCTGGCAATCCAGGTCACCCCAAAGACCTCACAGGTTTCAGTTTTGTTTGTGGACTCGACCCAGCAATGGTCGGAGACACAGCGGCTATATGTTATGCGGTTGATCGGGTATCTCATAAGCGCTACATTGTTGACGCTATCAAGATTACACGTCCTACGCCTGCACAAATCCGACAACTCATTACCGATTGGACTAACGTATATGCACCTGCGGAATGGATTGTGGAGCGTAACGCCTTTCAATCTTTTCTCACACAAGATGAGGGAATTAGGCAATTCCTTGCATCCAAGGGAACTGTACTAAGAGAACACCATACTGGTAATAATAAGTGGGATGCAGGCTTTGGTGTGGCTTCTATGTCTACTTTATTTGGAACTAAGCAGCAAGATGGTAAGCATCACAGAGATAACATTATTCATCTCCCATCAGATCAAACCGAGAACATTAAGAGTTTAATAGAACAACTTATTACCTGGTCGCCTACTACTAAGGGCAAGACCGATATGGTGATGGCTCTATGGTTCTGTGAGATTAAAGCCAGAGAATGGCTTAATAACGGAATACATACCACACACCATCTAAAGAATCCATTTTTGTCTCGCTATGAACGAGGCAAGCGTCTGGTAGTAAACATAGACGAGTTACTAGCAGAACAACAACGTCAATTCATCTAGGGAGAAAAAACAATGGCAAAGAAGAAAATGAATCCACTTGAGAAAGTGGCAAAACGCTTTGGCGTTACAGCGCGTGAAGCACGCGATATCGCAACAGCAGTCTCAACTTTAGGTCGTTCAGTGGTAGACAAAAATGTCGTAGCAAACAAAATGGACGTAATGAAACGTGGCAAAAAAGTTGATTACGTTTTTGATAAAAAAGAATTAAAATCAAGAGCAGGAAGAAACCTTGCAAAGCAAGTTGGAGAAGTTTATACAGCAGCAACTAAGGGCAAGAGCGGAACAAAATCCGCTAAAATTAAATCTGTTAAAACTCCTAAATCTGGTTACGTACAGGATACAAGATACGTAACCGAAACAAAGCGTAAACAAGGTGGCAAGAAGTAATGCCAAATCATTACGGCACTAAGAAGAAGATTCCTTCTAAGAATAAAAAAGGTTCTGTTCCACCAGATTACGATGTGATTCTACCTGGTATGGGATACACCAAGCCTACTGCTACCAAGCAACCTACAAGGATTAAATCAAAGCCTAAACCAACATCAAGACCTAAGAAGCCAATCACTAGGAAGCCAATGCCATTGCCGATATCAAAGATGCCAGCAAGACCAAGTGTGCGCACAAAGCCAAAGAAAGGCCCTAGATAATGGCTAAAAATAAAGGTAATAAAGGAAACCGCACAGGTGCTGCCGTTTATGAGCAGCCTAAAAAAGGCAGCGGTAAGCCAAAGTACCAGAATGTAATTAAAGAAAGTCGTGTTAACACTCGTGCTACTGAAAAAAAGCGTGTTAAGGAAATTGCTAAAATTACTGGCAAGAAACTAACCAAAAAAGATATTTCTCGCAAAGCAGAAAAAATGGGAAACATTGCAAAACAAATTGACCGCGAAGAAAAAGTACGCAAAGGTGTACGTACAGAACCTTCAAAAGTTAAGACCCCAGTAAAGCGTTCAGTTGTATCACGTGGTCGCGGTGGCGGTATCGGCGGTATGTTCGGCGTAAAGAATAGATAAGGAAAAATGCTTACAACCAAAGAGGTTATTGCTAAGGTATCACGGCTACAGACTAAGTATTCAGCGCGTGATCAGCGTATGCGTGACGTGCTATCTGTGCGCCAAGGAGATATAAGCAAGGTCTATCCTGCTATGTTCTCTGAGGAGTACCCAAAGCCTCTGGTTGCTAACTTTGTAGATGTAGCCGCTCGTGACTTAGCAGAGGTAATGGCACCACTACCATCCTTTAACTGCGCTGCTACCAATATGGTTTCAGATAGCGCACGCAAGGCTGCTGATACTAGAACTCGTATTGCCAATTACTTCGTATCAGGCTCAGAGTTACAGATTCAGATGTATCAGGGCGCTGACTGGTTTAATACCTATGGAATGCTACCAGCGATGGTAGAGATGGATTACGAGACTAATAATCCACGCATCCGCTTGCTAAATCCTTTTGGAGTCTATCCTGAGATGGACCGCTTTGGTCGCTGTATCTCAATTACTCAAGTAATGAATACTGATGCAGAGACTCTAGCAATGCAATATCCAGAGTTCTATAACCAAATCATTACAAACAAGAGTTATATCAGTAGTTCTCCTTACATTACAATGATTCGCTACCACGATAAGGACCAAGATTTAATCTATGTTCCAGATCGTAACAACTTAATTTTATCTAACTTACCTAAT